TTGTGGAGGGCAAGGGTCTTTTCGACTCAGCAGATCGCACCAAGCATCTAGCAGTTAAAGCCGCCCATCCCGATAGGGACATCCGCTTTGTCTTCTCCCGCAGTTCCAGTCCCTTATACAAGGGATCCAAGTCTACCTATGCCTCCTGGTGCGAAAAGCACGGCTTCCTTTATTCCGACAAGGTTGTCCCTGAGGCTTGGCTTAAAGAAGAGAGAAAGAAATGACACAGACCCAAATCCTGCTTAAGCACCTCCGCAAGGCAGGCAGTATTACCCAACGGGAAGCGATTATGGATCACTCGATTCAATCGCTTACTCGACGCGTTACGGACCTTCGCCTTGCTGGCTACAACATCACGGGCGATTGGAAAGAACACCCGGTTACCGGTCAGCGCTACATGCGGTACACCTTGGGTACCCCGGAGGTTCTCTGATGCCGTACCGCGTAGTCATCAACCACTGTACCTGCCGTCCCGAAACCTGCTGCTGCAATGACTACGCAGTCGTGGACGATCTAGGAACGAAGCTGACCACATGCTTCCGCCGATACGCTGCGGAGGCAATTGTAGAGGCGCTTAACGCCAAGGAAAAGCAATGAAAGTCAAGCATACGAAGAACGGCAACGTGAAGCTCGCTGTGTCGCCGGAGCAACTCGAACGGCTACGAAGCATCTTGGTTGATACGTACATCCTCGAAAGCGAAGGGCAAATCAGCAAGACTACCCAAGCTTTCGGCGACGACCTGAACCGCACCCTTAAAGACGCTGGCATCGGCGTGACGTACTAAGACACCAAAGAGAGAGAAATATGAAGACCGCAGACATTGAGGTCAAGCTTCTGGATCAAATGGGAACGGACCTCAGTGTCGCTAACGTGGCACGGGTTTCCTTTGATAAGCAAAGCCCTGAGTTGTCCCCAGGTGACGTGAAGCTCATCAACTACCTTGCGACCCATGACCACTGGTCACCCTTCGCTCACTGCTTTGCATCCTTCCGAATCAAGGCACCACTCTTCGTGGCGAGGCAACTCGTTAAGCATCAGGTAGGCCTTAGTTGGAATGAGGTGAGCCGTAGGTACGTCGATAGTGAGCCTGAGTTCTATATTCCCAAGGAACTCCGAGGACGCGCTGAGAACGTTAAGCAAGGTAGCGGCGGAGTACTCGGGCACAGTAACCACCTCGCGTGGAGCCTGAAGAGAATGACCGAGGACGCTCTTGGCTACTACCAGTGGCTCCTCGATAACGGTGTAGCCCCCGAGATGGCCCGAATGGTCCTCCCGCTGAACACCATGACCGAATGGGTTTGGTCTGGTTCCCTCATGGCATTCGCTCGCGTCTGCAAGCAACGTCTCGATCCCCATGCTCAGTACGAGTGCCGTCTGGTTGCTGAACAACTGGATGAACGGCTTCGTTGGGCTTTCCCTGAATCTATGGCTGCACTTCTGGATAACTAGTATGCGCAAAGCAAAACTGACCGTGGACTTCAGTGAGATCGATGGTCCCTCATGGGCCTTAGGGGAAACCGTGGAGGTCCTGAAGATGGCCGAGGGGATGCTTGGAATCCTGTACAGAGTGCGCGCTTCCGATCAGACCACAGGAATTGTGTATCCCCGTGAAATCGAGTTCGTAGGAAACGATTGAAATGGGAATGACCTCTCACCAATCAGCACGCATGAAGAACGATGAGTGGCTAACACCTCCCGAGATCGTGCAGCCCCTAGGCCCATTCGACCTCGACCCTTGCTCACCTGTGGTGCGCCCTTGGGATACTGCTGCGCGGCATTATTCAATTAACGATGACGGCCTGCGTTCCCCCTGGTATGGGCGTGTCTGGTGTAACCCACCCTTCGGGCGTGAGGCTATAAAGTGGCTAAGGAAAATGGCGGAGCATAACAACGGGATCGCGTTGATTCCCGCCAGAACCGAGACCGCCATGTTCTACGAGTGTATATGGGGTGCTGCCGACGCTGTCCTCTTCATGAAGGGGCGACCCCATTTCCACTTCGTAGACGGCTCGCGTGCTCAGTTCAACTCTGGAGCACCAATCTGCCTCGTCGCATACGGGGAGCAAAACACCCAATCGCTTTTGCGTTCGGGCCTAGGTCACGTAGTCAAGGTTTAAACGATGGAACGCGAAGAGTCCTCACTGATTCGCAAGGGACCGTGCGATGCGTGCGGCTCTAGCGATGCAAACGCCCTGTACTCCGACAACCATACACACTGTTTCTCGTGTGGTCATCGTGAGCGTGGGGATGGCGAAGTACAAACGAAAGGAAGAAAGAAAGTGGCTGCAAATCTGGACGAGTATTCCAATGCCGAAGTTCAAGGCATCCCTCCGCGACTCAACAGTGAGGAAACCTGCCGACAGTTCGGTGTTCGTATCGGCCAGTACGCAGGGAAGAAGGCTCACTTCTATCCGTATGTGAAAGACGGTGAAGTGGTGGCCTGTAAGGTCCGTGGTCCCAACAAGGAGTTCTCCTTTATTGGTGACGCGAAGCACCCTCCTATGTTCGGTCAGAACCTGTGGGACAAGGGTAAGAAGATCATCGTCACCGAAGGCGAGATCGACTGTCTGACCGTATCACAGTTGCAGGGTGGAAAGTGGCCGGTGGTGTCCGTACCTAACGGCGCCCAAGGAGCCAAGAAGGACATGGCGAGGCAGATGGAGTTCTTCGAGAAGTTCGAAGAGATCGTCATCATGTTCGACATGGACGACCCCGGGCGGGAAGCAGCGAAAGCGGTGGCAGAACTGTTCCCCCCGGGTAAAGCTAAGATTGCCTCGCTGCCCCTGAAGGACCCCAATGATTGCCTGAGGGCCGACAAGGGCCAAGAGGTCATTCAGGCCATATGGAACGCGAAGGCGTATAGGCCCGATGGGATCGTGGGTATCTCTGACCTCTACGATGAACTGGACCGCGAGATCGAGAAGGGTCTCCCGTGGTTCCTCCCGAAGTTGACCGAGTTGACCCATGGTCGCCGTTGGGGTGAGGTCTACGGGTGGGGTGCAGGTACTGGCATTGGCAAGACCGATGTCTTCACACAGCAGATTGCCTTCGATGTGACTGAGTTGAGCCAGAAGGTCGGACTGATCTTCTTGGAGCAGCAGCCCAAGGAAACCGCAGCACGCGTAGCTGGCAAGGTGAAGGGCAAGAGGTTCCACGTCCCCGATGCCAATTGGACCCGCGAGGAACGCCTCCAGGCCGTTAAGGAACTCGAGGGCAAGGTGTTCCTCTACGATTCCTTCGGGGAGACCGCGTGGGACGTTGTGGCAGCAAAGATTCGCTACATGGCCCACGCTGAGGAAGTCCGCATCTTCTATGTGGATCACTTGACGGCCATGGCGGATACCGCAGATGAGCGTGGTTCCCTCGAGCAAATCATGAAAGAGATGGCAGGGTTGGCTCAGGAGCTACGAGTCATCATTCATTTCATCTCGCACCTTAGTACTCCTGAGGGGAAATCCCACGAAGAAGGGGGCCATGTGTCCATCAAGCACTTCAAGGGAGCACGGGCAATCGGCTTCTGGTCATTCTTCATGTTCGGTCTCGAGAGAAACCAGCAGGCAGAGGATGAAGAAGAACGTAGCACTACGACCCTGAGGGTACTGAAGGACCGCTATACCGGACAGGCAACTGGTGCCCTGATCCGCCTTGGGTACGACCGGATCACCGGAAGACTCTATGACAAGCAAAGTGACTTCACGCCTGAGGCTGACCCTGAGGCTTATTCCTTTTAAGAGAGAGAGAAATGATCAACGCATTCGACATTGGGGACCTCCTTGCGGAACCTCACGAAGCTGAGAAGTACAAGATCGTCAACGCCCCGCACCTGACTTCCTCGGTGCTCGCTGAGTATGACCACATCCTGTTTCAAGCCCGTAGAACTTGCCCGGGCATTGTGCTCACTGGTGGTGCTGTGCGTGATGTGATCTTCGACCGCGAAGTGAAAGACCTCGACTTCATGTCGGTGAACATGGGGGACAAGGGTGGCCTTGAGGCTTACCTGAATGAACCCCTGCTGAATTGTCTTCGTGACTTTCCGGCAAAGGAACACTACCCAACTCAGGGCTCCCTGCTCGCCGCATATGAGACCGAAGACAAACGAATCAACTGGTTGCTCGTCTCAGACATCCTGACGCGTATTCACGAGTTCCCGGACTCGATCAGTCAGTGCTGGTTCGATGGTCGCTATGTGTATGGGACCCCGGAGTTCTGCAGCACTGTCCTGTCTCATGCGGTCTCGTACAAGCACGACATCAAGCCTGAGCGTCTGGAAAAACTGAAGAGCAAGTATCCGGACTTCCACTTTGAGGTGGCTCTGTAATGGACCTCCCACTCCTCATCGCTCTACTACTGGGTTCCCTCGGGATCGTAGCTGTCTTCGTGGGCCTCATTCATTACTACGCTGACATGCTGGACAAGGCCTTCAACGTGGACGAGTACCTCGAAGACCCTGAACTTAAATAAGGAACTGTATGCGGACTACCCTGTTCGATTTGGAGAGCAATGGCCTCCTTCAAGACGTAACCAAAATCCATTGCATCTCTGTGAAACACCCCGAGACAGGAGAGCGCCGCAGGTTCACCCCGAAGAACATTGAGGGAGGCGTTCACTACCTGCAGAAGATGGCTGATGAGGGTGTCCTAGGGGGACACAATATCATCGCCTACGACATCCCTGTGATCCAGAAGTTGTTCCCTTGGTTCAAGGTGGATCGCACCAAGGTAATCGACACGCTTGTAATGTCTCGCCTGTTCTTCCCTGACCTCATCAACCGCGATGGTGGTCATATCAAGGCCGGGGTGCTCCCGAGTTCCCTTGTAGGTGCCCATAAGCTAGAGGCTTGGGGTTATCGCTTGGGACTCCAGAAAGGTGAGTATGCAACTGACTTCAGGAACCAGTGGATCGAGAGGAACGTAGGGGTTGCCCTTGAGGAACACCTTGCGACCCTGACGCCCAAGGCTGCAGAGAAGGTAGACCAAGCTGCTTGGATCACCACTTGGGGTAAGCAGAACTACCCTGAGGGCCTTGAGTGGTCCGAGTACAGCGACAGCATGGGTGACTACTGTGACCTCGACGTGGACGTCACTGAGGCTCTGTACAACAAGCTGGTAGGCATGGAGTACGCACAGGAAGCTATCGACCTGGAGCACGCCGTCCGCTGGTACTGCTCGATGATGGAACGCAGCGGGTGGCCCTTCGATGTTCAGGCTGCTGCCAAGTTGTACGCGACCCTTGCTGTAGAGCGTGACGCTATCCGTCAGTTGATGATGGAGACCTTCCCTCCCCTCGTGGAAGAACG